CGTAAAGCTCGGACCAGGTGACCGCGACGGGCGCCACTGCTTCGAGAGCCATGTTGTTGTCCTTTTGGCGCCCGCGCGTTCTAAGCGCCACCGGCGGAGGGCGCAGAAGCCCGGTCCATCCACGACTTTTCCTCTTCGGTCGTCATCTGGTGCAAGCCGAACAGGTGCGAGGTGACCCGCTCGAGCTGCTCGGGATGCGTGCTGCCGAAGAGATGGGAGGAAATGTCGCTGATCGCCTTGGCAAGCTCGGGCGACGCCTTCTTGGCCGCCTCGAAGGCGCCTGGGCCTTCCTTGATCGCAGCTTGCACGACCGGGATGGCCGCATCGATGAGCGGCATCGCCTTCTGGATGACGCCGATCACGGTTCCGGCGGGAGGGTATGCGATCGACACGAGCGTCAGAATGCCGTCAAGAACCGACACTGGCGCCTCCTATTGGATGACCTGGCTCGGGGCGCCCTTGGGCACCCGGCCGACCTGGGCTTCGATTGCGCTCACCAGCGGGCACAGCTGCTGGGCCACCTGGACGTTGGTGTTCAGAACGCCCGCGACCTTGCTGGCGGACGGCGAATCCGGCGCGACGACTTTGAGGACGTTGACGGCCGTCTGGCTCGCCGGCGAGAGCGCGGGTGAGCACTCGGCCTGCACCAGGATGTTGGCAATCATCAGCAAGTCCTTGCCGACCAGCGGCGCGTACTTGGTGACCTTTGCGTTGAACGATTCGAGCTTTGCCTGGAAGGAGGCGCAGCCGGCGAGCGCCAGCGCCGCCGCCGCAAGGACGGCGATATGCTTCGGTTTCATTTCTTTCTCCGTAGGGGAAAGGGATGCGCGGCCATGAGGCCGCGCCCGGAGCACACGCCGGCGTTCACGCCGCCGGCGTCTTGCCCTTCTCGGCGAGGAAAACCCCGGCGAGGCCGGCAAAGGCGACGCCGACATCGACGATGTGGCCCCACATAGCGGGGTCGACCTTCACGCCCACATAGACCAGGGCGGCCGCGATGGTCGCCCAGCTCGACGGCTCGCGCAGCCGAGCGTCCACGTACACCGCGACATCGCGGAGCTTGTCGAATTTCATTCCTGATCTCCTTGAGGTGCCCGGCTTGAAAAGACCCCGGCCGGACGTCGGGATTACGCCCCTATCAGAGCCTTGAGCAGCTGCTCAAAATCCCGCAGCGGGTTGAGCTCGATGTCGGCGGTGGCAACCGCGGGCGCGGCCGGCATGGACTCAGGCACCGGATGCTCGCCGGTAGCGACCGGGATCTGGATCGAGGAATCGATCTTGATTAGCGCCTGGAGCAGCACAAGCGCGCCGACCTGGCTGCTGACGAGATCCGGATCGTAGTGTCCGTCCGTGCGATACTTGCCGCGCCGGTACAGGTTTGAGAAGCTCCACAGGTATGGCGTCAAAATGCCGTGGCTGCGGTAGCCCCAGCCGTTATAGGCCTCGCACTCGAATGCGATGCGTTCGATCGTCCAGCTCGAGACATGCGCCAGTCCGCGATGCTGGAGCGCGTAGACGGCCGCGTCGTGCCAGCTAAAGGGCGGCGTCGCTGGAGGCGGCAGCACGCCCTTGGGCACATTGTGGGTGCGTGCTCTCAGGCTGTCGCCGTTGGCAAGGTGCTGGTCCCACCGGCCGCTGCATTCGAGCTGGTGGATGATGGCAACCATCGGCCACGGCACGTCGGTTGATTTTTCCACCGCCTGATAGCGGGGCTTGCCGGCGTCGGCGAGCCGCGCAAGCTTGGTGATCTCCGGAACATGGGCCGGGAGAATCTTCATCTGCGCCCAGTTCTTTGCGTATTCGGGCGCAAGCTTCTCGAAGGTGTACATGATTGTCTCCGTTTGCTCAGCGAAACCGCCGCTCGATGCGGTGGACCCACCGGGCGCTCCGTTGCCCACGCGCCGCAGCTGCTGCTGCACCCCGACCGTCAGCAAGGTGATGAGGATGAGGATGGTGATGAGCGCGCTGACAACCTGGTCGATCAGGCGCTGCCGCCGGACTAACCTCCGCCGGATGAGCCTGCCCCGTGGGGCGTCTCGCCGTGGACCTTGGTGCGGAAGCCGTTTGACGAGATCGTGTGCGTGACTGTCTTGATGAGCCACTCGCCATCCAGAATGCTCCGCCCGGTCTGGACCAGCATGGTGCCTTCTGGCTGCAAGGTCGGGTCGCCGATGACGACTACCGTGCATTCGCCCTCGGCGCGCTTGAGCTTTCCCTGCTTGGCGTCGGCTGCTGATTGAGCGAGCCGCTTGCTGTGCCGGCTGTGCCGCACGGTGCCGCGCGCCGAGCCGCTGCCGGAGCTGCTCGAGTCGACCGACTCGACCACACCCTTTTTGCGGTTGTGCCACCAGGCCCGCGATTTGCCGTGCTTGGCGCGGTCCTGGTGCGAGGCCTCGTACTCGATGAGATCCCAGGCACTGATGATGACCCGCGGCATCGAGAGGCCGCCCATGCTCACGCTGTCGCCGCGTTTCACAAACATCCAGATGCCGTTCTTGACCGAGAATAGCGCATCGTGGTCGTGCGAGAGCCGGGTGTTGAGATGCCAGTCCGACTCTTCCGTCTGGTTCAGATACGGGTACTGGATGCTCGCAAGCTCGCCCGACACATACGCTTGAAGACCGTAGCGCGCGGCACACTCATTGATGATGTCGCCGAGCGTCTTTTTTTCGTATTTCAGGCTGCGCTGTTGCTTCTGCGCTTCCTTCTGGTCCGCCCCGGTCGCGGTGATCTGCATGCGCATGGGAAAGCCATGCACGCTCACCGAGTCGACCTTGAATTTTCCCTGATAGACGAGCCCGGTTTCCTTGTACCCGATCGAGACACTGACCTCGGTTCCGGTCCCCGGGTCAGCTACTGCAAAGTCACGGTCGTCGACCTGGATCGTTAGCTCGTCGTTCTCGTGCCCGTCATGCAACGTCAGCACCAGCTCGAGCAGCCGATCGTTCAAGTCGCCGGTGACCGAGCCGCCGCCGACGCTGATCTGCCAGGCCGGAGTCGTCATTTTGTGATGTTCCTGGTCTGTTCACTTGTCGGCCGACAACGCGACGCTTAACTCGGTCCTCCAGAAAAATCAGGGAGAACTGGCCCAATGCGAGGACTACTGCTTGCCGTCGCCCTTGCCGGATCGGCTGCTGGTGTGACTGCCGCAGCCCTCGCGGCGGAGCTGCCGCGCATCGATGTCGAGGCTTACTGCCGATGGGCTGAATCACTCGCGTACGGGCGACTTGATCCGCACGGCTTCAACACCTGCATACGCGCCGAGCAGGAGGCATACGATCAGCTGAAAAACAAAACGTGGGCCGAGGCGAGCGAAGAGGTCCAGAAGGCCTGCATCGAGCACGAGCGCATTGTTCCGAACCCGTCCTACCGCACCCTGGCCCCGTGTCTGCGTGAAGAGCACGAAGTTCGCGCCAAGAACCCGAACGGCAAATTCCGCTACTGATCAGGTCCATAGACTGACGACCTGTTTTGTGGGCGTGGTCGGGACAACGAGGTCGGGCAGGAAGATCTCGACGCCGGCGCCGTAGATTGGGCCAAGCTCGGCGAGCCCGCGGTTGGCGTTGATCACGGCCTCGGTGTTGCCGCCCTTCTCGCTGCCGTAGTAGGCGCGTACGATCTGATCGAGCCGGTCGCCGTCCATGGTCACATAGGTAGCCGACATTTAGAACAGCGCTCCTCCCGCGATTCCGTCCTCGCCGTACGATTTGAGCACGATGTTGAACTCGATCCTGCGCGGCCCGCTGTTGCCCCAGAATTGGCGCGTATTGAGAATGTCGACGATGCACCACAGGCCCATCACCATCCCGGTGAGGCCCGCATCGCCCATCGAGATCAGCGGATAGATCGCACCCGATCGCGCGGCCGCGTGCATCGAAGTCAATAGGTCCTCTCCGCCGAACGCCTCCGGATACATGACGCCGTCGATGTCGACGGTGCGCTCGTCGGGGCCGAGAAACTGCATGGCCGGATCACGGCCAAGCCGTTTCTGCGGCTCCCATCGGAATTTGGCGTTGAATCTCAGCTTCTCGAACGACGGAGCGCTCGCGTAGAATTGGAACGGTCCGATCGCGAGGAGAACCTGGCTCATGCGTAGGCTCCCTCGGACAAGCTCCTGTTGACAGCCCGCGCAAACCGTTGATGGACGAGTTCGGCCACCTTATGTGGGTCGCCGGCGCCGTGAACGTGAACGTGAACCGTGCCGACGTTGAGCGAGCTTTGCTTTCCGGGAGCGGGTCCGATCGTTTTCTGATGGGGATCACCCGTATGCGCCGGCGGGGATGGAATCGTCGGCGACTCGAAGTGGGGTGCTGGAATGTTGGTCGACCAGATCGCCTTCATCTCCGCGATGCTCTTTGCTAGCATCTCGCGTATCTGGGGCATCTGGACGTTTATTTGATTGATTAGTTCCTGTGTACCCAGGCGCGGCATGCCGAGCAGGTAGCCTTGACGATTCGCCGCGCCAAGGTCGCCAACCGCGTTTGCGGTGGAAAGATAAGGAACGGGCCTGTGTGCTCCGGGTGGGAGTTCCCATGCCTTGCTCATGTTCTCCCAAATCGGGTTAGTCCCGAGCTGCTGATCACCGAGGCGCCACTTACCCTTATGTTTTTCCAACTCCCGATACGGGTAGCCCGGCCGCGCTGCCGGGTATCCCCACTCAGCCGCCGTAGCGGTCGCATATCTGCGAAGCGGATGTTGCGGGTTGTCCACATCGTCCTTGATGAGCTTCGCGCCCAACAAAGTCGCGCCGATCGCGCCACCTCTCGCCGCCCACTTGAGCAGCGTACCGCGGAGCGCTCCTGCGGTCGCTCCCGCAACCGCGGCTTCTCCTGCCGTCACCGCCCTCGCTGCTCTGGCGCCACGGCCGGCCATGGCGGCAGCCGCGATGCCCATGCCAAGGTTACCGGTCAACAACGTTGCCCCTGCGCCAGCAAGGAGGCGGCGGCTGATAGCACCGGCGCCGATCCGCCTGATCGCCGCAGCGCCCAACGCGCCAGCACCGATCGCACCGGCGGTCGCCAGCCACGGATTGTCGTGGACCAGCTTGTTGAGGCCAATGAACAGGTTGCGGATGCCGCCCATCGCGCTGTTCACGATCGGAAGCAGGGGCGTGAGCGTGGTCTGGGTGAGCGAAGTGGCCTGCTCCTTCAGCGCCTCCCACTGAAGTTTGAAGGTGTCCATCTGGATGTCATACGAGTGTTCCAGATCGACCACTTTGTGCGCCTGGTCGACGCGCTTCTCCATCTGCTTGCGTTGCAGAATGAGGAGCTGCGTCATCTGCTTGGCGAGGTCGGTGCCGCCCAAGGTGGCTATGCGCTTTACCACATCGACCGCGTTGTCGATGTCGGTGCCGGCCGACTGGAACGCCGGCAGTAGGCGCTTGCTCATGTAATCGAATGGGTTCTTCGCCGCCAGCTCTTGGTCATAGAGCGCGCCGGGCAGCAGCCTCATCTTGCCGGCACCGTGTTTATCCTTGGCGACCTTGGTCGGATCGATCAGCCCGAGACTTATCCATTCCGGGATGTGCTCTTTGGCGAACGTGTGGTCGACGAACATTTTCTTGAAGGCCGCGAGCGACGTGCCCGCGCCGCCCCTGCCGCCACCGCCCTTCCTGCCGCCGGCGGTGAGCTCCTGCACCAGCTCGGGCATGTAGTAGCTGACGAACTCCTTGTCATAGGGCGCTAGCGCGCTGCGCGAATACTTGAACGCTTGCAGCATCTGGTCCGGGTCGACGGTGTGGCCCGTCACCTGGTAGCTCCGATGCACGGACTCAAGCCAGTCGTGGAAGTCGTCAGCGGTCTTGATGTAGTTCTTCAGTTCTCCCGACTTGACGACCGACATGGCCTGGTCGCGGACCTCGGGCCCCATCGCGGCGAGCGTCTTTGCGACTTCGGGCAGGGCGCGCAGCGCCTCTTCCGTGTCGCCAAAGGCGTAGTTCAGCTCCCGGAAGCTCTTGAGCGCTTCGGCCTGCGAGAAGATTGGAACCGAAAACGACGTGTCTCGCGCACGCTCAATGATGCGCTTTTGATCGGCAGACGAAAATCCGAGAATCCGCAAGCGGGCCACCTCGGACTCAAGGTCGCCGGCCTTTTCGAGCCCACGGAAGGCGGTATGCATTGGGCGATGCCCGGCCATCATGTAGCCGAGCGACCCGCCGAGCGAGCTGGCGACAGAGCCGCCGCCATGGCGGGCGCCGTTGCGCATCATCTGCTGCTGGATGGCCAGCATCTCGCGCAGATGCCGCACCTGACTGGCGGTCGAGGCCTGCACTGATGACGACACCGCCATGGAGCCCATGGCGCTGCGCGAGGTCGAAGCCAGCCTGCCGAATGCAGTCGAGAGCGCATTCACGTCTGCCGAGATCTTCTTCACCGCCCCGGACACGACGGTCGCCTGCCGCTCGAGCGACTCGAAGCCCTTGATTTTCTGGATCTGCTTGAGCCCGGTGATGAGCTGCTTGACCGACTCGGCTGCCTTCTTGGCCGGTCCGGATAGCTGGTCGACAAGCCGGAGGATGACCGCAACGTCCATGTTCGACATTGCTCCCTCCCCCGGCTGCGCAACCTCAGCGTTGCTTGGTGTGGATCGCCGTGTGTAAATATGATTGACATCCGGCGACAAGTGTGTATATCATTACACATGGACAGCCGGGCTGTCATTTCCGCACTGAAGGCCGATGGCTGGCGGCAGGTGGCCCAAAAGGGCAGTCACGTACAATTCAAGCATCCGACCAAGCCCGGCCGGGTTACAGTGCCGCATCCAAAGCGCGACATTGCAATTGGAACGCTCCGCAGCATCGAGCAGCAGTCGGGCCTGAAGTTGAGGTGATACATGCGGTACTATATCGGCCTGATCCACAAGGATGCGCACAGCGACTACGGCGTATCCTTTCCCGACTTTCCTGGATGCGTGACCGCCGGGCGGACGCTCGACGAGGCGCGCACGATGGCTGCCGAGGCGCTCGCGCTGCATCTTGAGGGGCTCGCCGAGGACGGGACCGCAATTCCTGACCCCTCCTCGCTCGAAACCATCATGGCGAATCCGAACTTCCGCGACGGCGTGGCGACGCTGATCCCCGCTCCCACCGCGGAGGGTCCGAAAGTCCGAGTGAACGTGATGCTGCCCGAGGATGTCCTTGCGGATGCCGATAGGTACGCCCAGGCCCGCGGTCTCAATCGCTCCGAGTTCATCGCGGAGGCGATCAAGCATGAGCTTGAACGGGCCTAGCGGAGTAGCGACCCATGGCCGTCAAAACCCGCACATTCGACCCGGCTGACTACCTCGACAACGACGAGGCCATTGCCGAGTATCTGACCGTAGCCCTCGAAACCGGCGACCCGGCGTTCATCGCCGACGCGCTCGGCGTTGCCGCCCGTGCGCGCGGAAGATATCAGCAACCTCCGCCCAGTAGGACTTAGATCACTCCCCGGCTCTTGCGATCGCTTCCGCGATTTCCTTGGCCTGCTCGACGTAGAACTGGAAGTCTTCCACGTCGAGCTCGAGAACGACATCCGGCGTCCAGTGCCAGCGCTCGAACAGAATGATCGCCGACACCCGCCAGTCCGCAATCAGCTCTCGGCGGCCTTCATAAAACCTGTCGCCCAGTCGCGGATCGGACCCCAATCCTCCAGGTCGAGCTCGCCGAGCACGCCCGGCGGGATCTCGGCTAGGCTGCCGATGTAATCCTGCATCGCGCCGACCGGGTCCTTGTCGGACTTGGCGATCAGCAACGTTGTGTCCTTGACCTTCGGGCGCCGGCAGGCGATCTGGTTGTAGTTCGTGCCCTGAAACGTCACGGGGTATTTCAGGGCGAACACCGTGCGAGGCTGCTGGCCCGACTGGTTCTGGCGCACGACGTGCGCCTGGTTTTGGGGTCCGCTCATTTATGTCTCCGTTTCAATGAGGCCATCGCGGCTGTCCGCGATCAGATGATGCCGAGCAGTCGGCGGGCGTTCGCGTCCTGGTCGACGCCGTTCACGATGAACTTCTTGTTCAGCGCGTCGATTTCGAGGATTACCACGTTATCGATGACGTGCTTCATGTAGTCGGCGCAGACCGTGACCTTGGCGGTCGTCTTGCTGTTCGGCTTCACCGCGCCCTGGTCGAGCTCGCAGATGAAGCCGTGCAGCTCGATCTGCACACCCTTCTCGGTGCCGTCATAGCTGATCAGGTGGCCGAAGAACTTGAAGATCTTGTTCTGGCCCTGTGCCAGCCCGTAGAGGCCGAGAACGGTTGCGTCATGGCAGGTGATGTCGAAGCTCATTTCGAGCTTCTCGTGCCCAAGCTTTACGTTGACCGGCACATCCATACCGCCGCCGCGGTACTCTTCGATGTGCCACCGCAGTTTCGGAATGTCGACCTGCTCGACGTCGCCAGAGTAGAGGAAGCCGTCGATGAATAGGCTAAAGTCCCTAAAAATGTCTCTTATGGCCTTGGCCATTGAGTCTCTCCAAGCTCGAGTCCGATGTGGATGTGATAGCGATTAGAGGAGATGCAGGCGCCTGCCCTGCTTTCGTCTGTTCTCCACCTTTGGGAGAGGCCGAAGGTTCGTCAGCGCGAAGCAGGCGCGTGTTTCTTCCGGAAGCTTGAACAGCCTGCACGGAACCGTGTGGTCAATTTCCCAATACGTGCCGTAGTTCTGCCATGACATACGTTTGGTGAATTGGCGTTCGAGATGGACACGTAGTTCCTCGGGCGCGTAGCCAAAACGCTCCACGAAGCTCTTGCCGCGGAATGCGCCTGATTGAACGTGACGCGCCAGCAGGGTGTTGAGCTGACCACCCAGCTGCCCGCGAATCCGGTATTCGGGTCGCTCTTGACGAACCTTTCTCTGGTAAGCATTTTTCTTCGCCCGCCATTCCGGCGTCCGTCGCTTTTCGCGTAGTTTTTCGGCGTGTCGCTCCCTAAATTGGGCATCATAGTGCCGAAATTGCTTCTGGTTGCTCTCGCGATATTGCTTCCATCTTTGCCGCGCCCTCTCGGGATTTTCCGTAATCCATCTTTGGGATCGTTCGTAGCGACACGTCTTGCAAGCCGATTGCCATGATGCAACGCCGCGCCGATAGAAGAACTCCTCGGTGCGCGGCTTTGTCTCTCCGCAGTCGACGCATGTCTTGAATGGGTCCGTCGACGGGCGCCGCCCGATCGGTTTCGGGTTGCGCAAACGTTGTTCAGGCTGACGCGCCCTCGATGCGGCGTTTTCGCAGCTCCTACAACGTGGTCGAAACGACGAAGTGCGTCGACGACCAAAGAAGTCGAGGGTGCGCGGTTTCAGCCCGCCGCATCCAGGGCAGAGCTTGAACGGATCAGTCGAAGGCGACCGACCGGTTCTCTTCGGGCTGTTGGGTGCCATAGCTCGTGGCAGGGAACTGCTTTGGTTGGCAATTTCCTACCACGAGAACAGACCGTGAACAAGGCTACGCAGCGATGGTCGCAGTGGATGCATCCTGTAAGAACGTGTCCACAAGTTCGGTGTAATCAAGACCCATTTCGGTGTAAACGGAACGTCAGCCGGCTCAATGGCGCGGGCGGCTCGATGTCGTAGTCGATGTAGAGATGACCCGCCTGGAGCTGATCCGGCGTGTTGATCGTCTTATCGAGCCAGGCCTTGCCGTTGATGATCGCGCCCTGGTTCGCCATGTTGCGCAGGAAGGCGTTCACCGAGCCTTCGATGAAGTCGAAGGTGCCGAGCGAGATCGGCCGGTCGATCGCGATGCGCACTGCCTGCTCGGTTGCATCCTCGATCATGTCCGCGGTCCGCCGCACCGGCAGGAACTGCCAGAGCGCATCGGAGGTCGGGGACTGCGTCCCCATCACGCGGAAGCCCTGGTCGCGTGTGACGATGGCGATGCCCTGGCTATTGAGGAGCTGGCCCTCGACGGTGCCGGAGGTGAACGACCAGTCGATCGGCCGGCCGACGCCGATCACGCCATTGAGCGCCTGGTTGGATGCGCTCCACCAGAAGCCAAAGTTGTTGTCCATGAAGGCCTGCTTGCCAGCGAGGAACGCCGCCACCGGGCCGGTCACGGCTTGGTTGGCGAACACGTCCCAGATCTGGACATGACCCTCGACCAGCCACAGGCGCTTGGAGTCGAAGTCGCCGCGATAGGCAACCGCCTCCGTGTAGGACGTGCCGGGAGTGTCGGCGATAAAGATCGCCCGCATGTCATCGAGGATGCCGAGGGCGTAGGCCACAACCGGGTTGGCGACCTCGCCAAGCACCGGGGTCAGCATCGCGCCGCTTCCATCACCCATGATCGTTGCCATCACCGGGTCGATGCCGCCGGTCAGGTGGGCACCCGAGGGGCTCGCGCCGGTGATGGTCGTGCCGATCGTAAATGTGTTGTCCGAGGCGTTCACTGATTTCGACGTGATGGTGAGGACCGTGGACGACGCGGTGTAGCCGCACTTGCCGATTTGCGCGTCCAAGGACCCATCCAAGAAGGTGGTGAGGGCCGTCAAGGTGGCGCCGAGGTTTGTGCCGACCTGGACCTGGTTGCCTGTGGGCGTGCCAGTGACGAATGAGACGACCGTGCCATTGAGCGTGATGGTCGAGTTATTCGTCGGGTTCGACACGAAGCTAATAGTGCCGCTTGCGGGCCGCGACGGCTTATAGCCCCACCCCCTCTGCTTCATCGTGATCGCCACGACGGAGCCGTTTTGCACCACGGGCACGCCCATCGCGCCGTAGCCGGAGCCCCCGGCTAAGACGACCGAGGTGTTCGCCTGCGTATAGCCCGTGCCCCCGCTATTCACGATGGTCGAGGCTACACCGTCCGGCGGACGATACTCCGTAAACCCGGGCGCGATGATCAGCTTCGGCACAAGGTTGAGAATCTGCTTTGCCTTCTTCAGCGCGAACAAGCCCGTCAGGGAGGACTGGATGCCGATGACGTTCGACAGCTGTACGTTGATGTCATCGCTGTCCTGGATGCGGACCACCACGACGTCGGCGCCGAACTGCTCGAAGATCGCGTTCAGCGCATCGGGGATCGTCCCATTGGAGCCGAGCAGCGCAGCCTGGCGCGGATTACCCGCGATCAGGATCGGCTCGTTGATTGGGAACATAGTCGTGTCAGCGTCTGGGGCGGTACCCACGAGCCCAATGATGTTGGACGGCCCGGTCTGAATCGGGCGGATGTCGTCATCGATCTCGATCGTCTCGATGCCATGCAGATAGCTGGACACCATTGCGGTGAGCCTCCAAATACGAAAAGCCGCCCGCGGGCGGCTCTTCTTTTAGATTTCGGTTCGGGTTGGCGGGGCCACCCCATAGCGCATGCGTGCGATGGCGACCCCGGATCAGGCGGCCACGAGCGCTGGGTCCGGGCGAAGAATGTCGCCCTTGACCTCGACCAGCACGCGGCCGGTCAAATGGAAGAGGGCTCCGG